ACTGACATGCTTATGCTCCTTTATTTTGATTCTGTTGTTGTTGACTTTGTTGATCTTGATATGCGCCCATCTCTGTTTGTTGAGCACCCATTTCGGCTTGTTGTTGAGCCATCATTTGTTGCTGTTCGAACTGAGCATCAGCCATATACCACTCAGGGTGTTCTTCTTTCTCTTTCGAGGTTGTTGTCTCTAGCTCTTCAATCTCTTCGTCACTCATCTGGAAGATCTGACGACGCATACTATCAACACTAAAATATTTACCGATGTACATATCTGCCATTTGGGCAACTTGCAATCTAGCAGTCATAAGATCTTGATTTTTTAGTTCGCTAAAGAAATTGTCTTTCTGATATTTAAATGTAACAACCTCTTTAATTTCTTCCCAATCATCCTCATTGATGATGCCTTTGAGCAACAGTTGTTGCTTGAGAAGATCGTAAAACAACTCACTAAACTTGCGGCGGATCTTGCCGATGAATTTCTGAAACTTAACTTCGTCACGGGTAATTTCTGTGGTGCGACCTAAGCTAAAGCCGGCTTCAGCAGATTGCATACGAGACAGAGGAATGTTGAGTGACATGTACAGCTTTGTCTGGAAATATTCAACGTCTGTCATTACACCAAGATTCTGTCCACCTTGCAATGTTGTAATCTCTGTACCTTTTCCACCATCACGGCGAGGCATCCAGAAATCTTCAAGCATAGACATATATTTTTTATCGTCACGCACTTCACCAGTCTTTGCATCGTAAACTAACTTATTGCGATAGCGGTTCATGATGTCTTTGACATATTGTTCAGCTTTTGCTTTAGGCAAGTTACCCACGTCAACGTAGAAAATCCGACGCTCCGGCGCACGAGACAATCTGTAGATCACAACTGCATCTTCCAACATACGGAGTTGGTTAGCGGCACGCAACGCTTTCGACAAATAACTCAATACCGCACCAGTATTTTGATCATTGAAACCGCTAGGGGTGTAGATGACAGAATCGACTGACATTTTAACGCCCTGAGCGGTTGTTGCTGATTGTGGTGTTGCTAAGTTTGTTTGAGCAATAAAACCGTTTTGTGAGTACACATAATATTCTTTAAATCCTGTGATGACTTCTACACCAGTAGCTGGTGTCTTTTCTTTGATAGTCTCACGTACCTTTTTAATCTTGGTTGCTTCGATGGGGCGGACTTCTACAATGCCGTTCTTGGGATTTTTATCAACCAAGACGTTATAGTACAATCGACCATCAACATACCATTTCCTGAAAATATCAGGAGCACGTTCGTTGAATTTCAACAAGCGTAGAATATATTTGAACTCTTCATTGATTTTATCTTTGATTGCATCAGACGTTTCTAGACGATCTGAAACAAGTTCAACCAATGGAGAGTCATCTTCATACGGGATTGATTCATTCACAATATCTTGAATGGCAATATCAACATCAGGGAATAATGATACTTCCCGATATTTTTGAATTGCTTGAATTTCATCTTTTACTGTACCATCCATGTCTACATAGTAGCCATAGTACGATGCCCCAGAATTTACTGCCTGAGTGCCATCGTCAAGGTCAGGGTCAATCACTGAGGGGATTACTTCTTCCTCTTGTTCTTGACCCTTTTTACCACCGAAACTAAATCCAAATAAATTCATACTAAATCCCTGTTGTGTTCAATATTTAGAAGCCGATGCCAACACCACCGATATTAACGCCACCAGATACTAAACCGCCTTCTTCTGTTTCATAATGCTCGTAAGCAAATGTAACTGGGAATTCTTCCACTTGATCATTTGCGCCCATGTCCAATCCGATTTCTCCGATTGCTTGTGGGAAAGCACCAATGAATTTATAAGTCTTAACTACAACACCATTACGATCCATCTGATGGACAGCCATATCTGCTTTGTAAGCAAAAGGTGAAGTGTTACCAGTGTTGTTGGTGAAGTTGTTCATTGCGTTCGACCACTTTTCCATCGCATTGCGGATGAGGAAGTTGTTGTCGTTATACACAGTTACAGTCCATGGGTTGAATGTTCGCTCACCGGCCAGAGGCACCAAACGACCATGATAAAATACCGATGCGACACCAATATCAATAGCAGGCAAGCTGGTTGCCTTACACAGGAAAGGTGCAGCCAAACCAGCAAGCTGATTGCTTGCAATGGCCGGGAATGTTAGTGTTACCTTGAACTGGTTTGGGCGTGCACCACCACCCAACAGTGCGCTTTTGAATCCTACTAAGTTAGTCATCAATTATCTCCTGATTATCCGTTTATTTATTTACACTTTTTGATTGAATTGGACTGTAGACTTAGTCGCAATAAAATTCAAAGTAATGTAGTTGATTGAATACAATGGAAGAATGTAGATGTCAGCGACGAACTCGTTGCGTGAAACAACATCTTCTGTGTTGTTTGAAGTATCACACACAACCTTAAAGTCCTGCAAACCACGACGACCTTGAACAGTGCGAAGGAATGGTTCAACCAATGTTTTGAACTGCGCACGGGTGAACTCATCATTCAGTTCAAACAGTTGATACTTAGCAGCATCAGCAATCGCCTTTTCCAGAATGATGAACAGGCGGCGGACGTTGATGCGGTCGAAAGCGCTTGACTTGCTTTGCAGGGTCTTGTCACCGTAAAGCACAGTACCTTGTCCTGGGAAAGCAACAATAGCATTGATACCTTTAGGATACAGAATATCACGAGCAGCTTGATCAAGGTTTGAACTCAGCTTGGTCACGTTCTTAATTTGACCACGGTTATAACCTGCAGGTGAGTACCAAGGTTCAGCTTCAGAATCGGTGCGAGCACATAGACCAGCGATGTCGCCGTTCAATGGAACCCAACGGTATTTCTTGTTGTAGTTGTCATACTGATACTTGAAGCCGCTATCCATAACTGCATATGAGCTGTTAATGTTCAGTGTGGTTTCTTTGAAAGTTGCTAGATCAGTCACCAATGTTGTGCGGTTCAAAAACGGTGCGCCTTGAGTATGTGGTGTGATGAAAGCGATCGCATCTTTGCGAACTTCACAAATGCTCTGGGTAACATAACGAACCACATCAGCAGAATAAGCTGCGGTCATGAAGAACGAAATGTTGTACTCTTCACGGTTAGACATTGTACCATATGCTGCTTGAATTTCACCATCAGCAGGCGTGTTGCCGTTAGCACCACCAGCGAGAGTTTTATCATCAACCACAAGAGCTTTAAATTGATCAAACTGAATACCTGATGCTTGTACGTCGTATGCTGACGATCCGAAAGCACGAGTTGATGCCGATTGATCCAAGTCACCTAACACTGGATGTGATGCCCAGTATACGTAGTTTGAGAAAGTGTTCATGTAGTTGGCGTAATAAATGCTTTCGCCTTTGTAATTTGTTGCGTCAGATGCTTTCGACAATCCTTCAACCATTTCCAAGACGGTTCCTGGGATGCCGCTGATTACTCCAGTTTTGTCAATGACGAAAATTGCCATTTCATCACCTTTACTTGTATTGCTTCCGAGCGCACGGCTTGAAACGTAATCAGTGGTCGACGGTACACCTTCTTTAAGATATGTGGATAGTGGTGTGCTATCTGCGAATACGTTTACTGCACCCCAATGTGTCGCTGTGGTATCTGCGAATTCAGCATAGTTGCTTTGGTCGATCATGACAACACGAATGTTGTTACCGATTGTGCCCGAATGTTTACAAATCCAACGACCGGCGTTAGTGATTGTAGCAGGCAACGCTTGTTCGTAAGCGTCGGAGTTTGTAATTTTAACTGGTGCGGTAACAGCGGCATTCAGAACACCTGTCGGAGCAACACGAACTACCCACAACTTATTTGAATATTGCAAGAAGTTCCAAGCAGTAAACCATGCATTGGCATTGTTGTCGTTGGGTTTCCCAAATACTTGAGCAAATTGAGCAGCGCTGCTAATGAGAATGGGCTTTTCCATTGGTCCCGAAGCAAAATTACCAACAATTGCGCCTTCGTTTGTTGGGGTGAAAGTAACAACCTGAGATAAATCTTTCTCAATTACTACAACACCAGGTGATGTTTGAATAGCCATAAAAACTCCTTTTAAATTATAACAGACTCTGACACATGAATCGAATTCTATCCAATATTTATTCGATTCGATTTTCAGGGTAAAATTTATTTGACATGCGTATTGCTTAAGTGTATAATACCGTTATGGTGCATTATAAGAGAATTAAAATGTATCATGACGAACGAAGTGAGTCATTAGCGAAGCGTCATAAATTCGACATTTTCTTCGTCGTACTGCCCATCATTCATAAAACCAAAAGGTACAAGGTCATCTTCGATTGCTGCGATTGACTTTTCGTACATCTTAAGACGCACGTCTTCATCAGACAAATCTCTGAACCACGGCTGAGTCAATAGCCAAGCAAATAAAACACCGCACATGACCATGTCGTCGTGAAACCCATCATCTGCTTCATAAGAACCCGAATCTGATTGGACAAAGGTGCTTAGCTGCGTTACAAATTCATAATCATTGATTAAGATTTGATTTTTTTCAATCATATCTTTCAAGTTGGCGCAGCCGATTCGTTTCGTCTTTTTGGTCGTCCTGATACCAGGATAAGGATCAGCGCCTTTCTTACCTAGTTGATCACCAGATTTTGTCCAAAATTGGTTCTCATATTCGAACTCGAAATATAGGTCGTTAGCTACTTGCGCACCAACATCGTTGATCTCTACTAGTATGTATGCTTCGTTATATATTCGAGCGATGCGTTGGATGATGTTGGTATACATCATCGGTGATACTTCATTGTTGTTGAATGTTGCAGCAATGGTGAATGGGTATTGTGATACATCCCACACAATGAATGCACTTGCATCTAAGTGACGACCACGTGATACATCCACAGTCATCACATATGAGTTTGTCTTTATCGGATCAGCATATACTTTCAATCCTTTATAAGCATCATTCGTATGCTCACGGGTTGGTGTTGAGTATGTCAACCTCGACATTGTTGCTGCTGTCAGCAACTGTCTTGATGATCCCAAGAATTCTGCATCCAACTCCTGCGCTGCCTTCAACTCACCCAGAACAGATTTTTGTGTCTCATACCACTCTTGATCTCGCCCAGGTGTTTCATACCAATGAACACGAAGATGGAAGAATCCGTTTAATCCTCTTTCAGCTTCATTCCAGAACTTATAGAAGTGATTGAAACCGTTAGGCGTTGAAGTCATGAAGACTTTTGACTCTTTACCTGCTGTGATGGTAGGATAAACCGCCGTAAAGAACGCCTCGGCCATATTGTTATCGACGAACGCAAATTCGTCCAGATATAGCAAGTTGACTGTTTTACCACGGGTACCAGATGCTGATGTTGCTGCACCGAAAATCTTTGATCCGTTATCTAAAACGATTGATCGGCGGTTCCACGTCTCAACGCCTTGCTGCATCCACTTAGGTAAGTTCTCATATGCAAGGCGCACACGATCCATAATTTCATCAGCAGTTGCTTGTTTGTTCGCCATGATGGCAACTGACTTCATATCGTTGAAGATCACATACCAAACGAAATATGCTGCCGATACGGTAGTTTTACCTTGCTGTCGTGCTGTTAGGAAAATGACTCGCTTATTAGTGTGATAAGCCATAATCATTCGTTCCTGATACTCATAGAGTTCCATGAGCACTAAGCCACGGTCAGGGTGAATGACTTTGATATAATTTTTGATGAAGTATACTGGGTCTTGCGAGCACTTTTCGTACTCAGCAAGCATCTCCTCAGACATTGAGATTACTGATTTTGCTGGGCGAAGATTTGGGTTAGACCGAAAGGTCAGCGTCTCTAAGAACGCTGCAATATCTAATGGGATCATTCGTTTTCGGCGGCTTCTTTTGCTGCTCTTTTTGCAGCAATCATCTTGTTTAAGTCTGCAGAATTACCAACAAACACTGCAGTGTTGTTTGTTATCTGTTGTGTCGGGGCTGGTAAAGTTCCATTACCCTTTCTTGCTGTTTTAATCTTCTGTTTATCTTCACCTGATTGTAGTAGTTGACGATTCACATCTGCTAAATTTTTAAGCAGAGAACCAACAACTTCAAAAGCACGAGGATGTTCAGACATGCTAGCAACACGCAAAGCGCCAGCCAGCGCCATTTGTCCTTGTTGTATAATTTCATAATAGTTACCCCTAACAAACTCATAGTCTGCATCTTCTGGCTCGTCTATTATAGTCGGCAAGACAGCTTCTCTTACGCTAACAGGTGATTCAATGTCAGAGGGTGCAATATCTAAAATTTTAATAATCTCATCCATTATTTTGTTACCCAATCTTCTGTAATAGTGAATACGTCGTCAATGTTGGCTTCTGTTGGTGTGACGGCAGCAGTGTATCCTTCGATGGGCGTTCCGTCCATCTTATTGATATTGGCCATTGCTGTTTTAATGACGTTGACGTTAGGGTCTGTGGGTCCAAACAAGTTCAGCTTCATCTCAAAGACAAACTCTTGAATTATCATGCGTTCGTCGTCTAACTGACCCTGGTAGGTGTCACTACGCTGAACATTGGTTAGAACTACAGGAATATCTTGAGTTATGTTCATGTCTAGAACGTCTATATTGATGACTAAGGCAGGCCCGAAGAACGGTAAAATCTGCTCAAGAATCTGTAGTGATTCGTCCTGTGTTCGGGTATACGTTGATAATGAAATAGTCACATTCCAAGGTACCGGTGCGTAAATCTTGCCGGTATGAGCTGGGCATCTATTTAAAATATAATCCTTATACTGACCGACTTTTCTTGAAGCATCGTAGTTCATCGATATGATCTCGAATGACATACGAGGCAACTCTATCTGGAACTTCTGTCTGAAATCTGGGTCTTCTGATAAGCGAGTGAACCATTTTTCTTTAGGTGCATACGCTATGGGTACCCGCACCACTTTGGC